CGGCCAGATGGTGCGCCACTACCCTGCGGCTTGGGTTGCTTTTGCATCCAGGCGGGTAGCGTCTTGGCCCATTCGCTAACAGGTGTGCGCTGGTAGCCATCGACGACTACCACCGTGCCATCAGGGTCACGCTCAATCTGATCACTGCTCAGCTTGGTCTTGAGCACCAAGTCGGGGTCATGCACGATGTCCGCCAATGCGGTCACGGCTGGTGTGACCAGCTCCAACTCACGGACACGGGACTCGAGTTCTGCGATGCGCTGGTCCTTCTGCGCCGTCGCCTCGCGGTACTGCTGCTCCAAAGCTTGCCTTGCTTCGGAGTATTTTCCTTGTTGCTCAAGTTCGGCTTGTTCGGCTTTGCGCTTGAAATCAAGCAGCTCGTCGATGTTGACGCCATCGGGTAGCTTCGGTGATTTCTTTGCTGATCGCAGCTCGGCGATCAATTCTTGATTCTTGCGTTCTAGCGCTTCAACGCTACGTTGCAGCGCTTCAGTGTCACCAGTTGCCGCAGGCTCCTGGGTCTGGTTTTCGTCAGACATGCGTATCCCGCAGGGATAGAGTGCGCTCCTACTTTACGCCTTTGCGCTTGCGTTTCTTGGCAGTCTTAGCTGCAGCCTTAAATGCAGCAGCAGATGGCCTGCCCTCTTCACCCTTGCGTGCCATGCGTTCGTTGCTGCCACGCTCAATGCGCTCGCGCTTGGCATTGATGTTGGCGTAAAGCCCAGGTTTCTTGGCCATCACTTACGCTTCCTTGCTTTTCCGGCTTTTGACAGCGCGATTGCCACGGATTGCTTTTGCGGTTTGCCCTTTTTCATCTCGGTCTTGATGTTGGCTGATACTGCAGCCTGTGACTTGCCCTTCTTTAACGGCATCGCGCCACTCAGTTACTGATGCAAGCTTAGCCATGTCAAGCGTTGCCCAGTATTGGCTGCCATCATCACGTTGGCATAGCACTGCAGCAATCCAATTGCCGTCAATAAAGGCTTCGACAGGATCGCTGACGATCAGGCCATTTTGGAAATGCCTAAGGCTTGGCAGGTCCATATCGTTTGCGTAGCTGCTCCAAGGTTACCTCTGAACCGTCATCACGGACTAGCTTTGCAATTGCATCGCGCGGGCCGTACTTATTGGCAAGCCGGTTGAAGTATGGCACTTTCTCTGGTCCTAATGCTTCAGCCTGCACGCTGCGTGGTTGCTTGGCTAGCCACTCGCCATAGCTTTGGTTGATTGGCACTTGGCCATCCTTGCTAGCGCGGGTTGCAGTAGTAGACGGCGGCAGGATGTCTGGATCAATGATGGGCACCGTGGTTGAGCGGCAGTTGAAGTGCTGCGGCGGCATTGGCCCTTTGCCGTATTCAAACTCGCGGCCATCTAATGCACGACAGATTGCGGTGGTGCGGGTATCAAGCGTGGCAACGTAGCGATATTTCTTGGTAATGTCTTGATTGGCCTCATACACCTGCTGGCTGGCGCTATTGGCCACTTGATTGATGCTGGTGCGCACTAGAGCCATGACTTGGTTGTCGGCCACGGCAGTTGCCTGGCCGCCTGCTGCCACAAGCTGCCCTACGGTCTTGGCCTGCTCGCCAAATTGCAGGCTGCCAATCAAGCGCTTGGCGATGTCTGGCGTGGTTTCACCTGTCAGCAATCCTTGCCGCACCACCTGCGAAAATCGCTCAGCCTGATCAACGGCAATGCCCCTGAACGCCTTGCTGACTACCTCGCCATTGGGCAGCGTAATGGTGGCACCTTGCGCAGCAGTGAGGCTGAATGTCTGCGGTGCGCCTTGCACTGCTGCAAACAGATCATCCGATAGCGCAACCACGTTGATTTGCGTTGGGTCGGTTGTGACCACGCTTTGCGCAAACTGCGGGCTGATTTCCACGGTATTGACCGCCGTGCGCGCACCAGCTGGCAGCGCCTTGCGTAGCTCTTCGGCTACAAATTCAGACTGCAGCTCAGCCAAGCCTTGCAGCTCAGTGACCGTTAACTCTGTTGCATCACCAGCCCAGCCAGCCAGTGAATCCTTGAGCTGCGCCAAGATGGCGCGCAACCTGGCAGCCTTGACCGGCGCTGCCAAATCATCAATGGTGCGCAGCTGATTGACTGCATCAATGATGATGTCGTTGTATGCGTTGATGACACGCCGAGCCACGCTATTGCTATAGCGATTCAGGTCAATCGCGTTGCGGTACAGCCTGGCTGGTGTTGTCATTGCATGATGCCCAAGTCTGTTGCGCTATAGCCAGAGCGGATGCTTAAATTGGCGCCGCGATGCAGCGCGCTAGTCACGACTTCCGCAAACGCGTCATACCCGTTTTGGCCGTCTTCCATCAATACCACCTCATCAATTGAATCGGGCTTGCCATCTTTGTACCAGCTAATGCGGATGATTGCCAAGATTTCATCTGGCAGCACACTGACGCGATAATCAAGCTCTTGGCGGCGTGGCCTCTTCGGTTCCAACATAATCATCAGATCCACTAGCCAGTCGGTCAGCCTGTCCAGCAGGTTGTAGGTCCATTCCCGCATTAGCCGTGGCCTCCAGTTCTTGTTCAACGTCGAAATCATCGCCCAAGACCTCGCCATCAGCCAGTTGCTGCAGCAGGGTTTCTTGAGTGATGGTGCCAGCAGTGTAAAGCTCGCGCAGGCTGGTAATCTCCTGCGGGTCAAGCCGGATACCCATAAAGTCACGGTTCACATGGCAGCTGCCGGCGGCTTCATTCTGGCCGAGGTACTGCGCATGGAACTGCAGGCAGTTGTCGATCATATCCTGCATATTTTGCGCAATCACCATCATGGTGCTGTCACCTTGACTGCGATTGATGCGCTTTGCTTCAGCGGTCTCGGCAGTCAGTTTCTGGCCTAGCACTGCCGACAGGCCAAGCTCATTGATCTGCAATGCAAGCTGCTCTAGCCGCTGGAACTGATGCTGAAAACTGGTACCGCCGGGTTCGATGTACTCAGCGCGGCCTTCTGCAGGAAATGCAATCGCTTCACCGGGGCCTGCTGATACTTCCTCGGCACTGCTTGGGAATCCATAAAACGCCAGCATTGGCACCGCTGAGATGTGCAACTGGTTATCAAGGTCAGACTGAATCTGATAGGTCTTCAGGTTTAGCTCGGCAATATCCTCCAGCGGCGGCCGTGATTCCATAAAGCCCACGCGGTTGGCATAGGCAACGCTGAATGGGATCTCGCTAAGGCTGGTGCGGCCTTCGTCCACAATGCGGAAGTCGCCCTTGTCATCCTTTTGGTGGATCTGGTACTCGCCAGGCGTCAATACACGCACCTGCTGCACCACCTTCTCGCCGTACTCACCATCAGGCACGCTGGCCAGCTCCTGCAGGCGCAGCATGGTCAGCTGCTGCTTGCCTTCCTTTGCCTCAGTGCGCCATCCAAGGATGTCGCGTGGTGTGTAGGTCACCCAATACGGCCTGCCGCCATCAGCAGGTGCATCTACTAGCGTGCCAATGTGGCCATAGCGCACCATCTTGCGCGCGGTCTCATAGGTCCACACGTTGAGGTCGTTGCCGTTGAGGTCAACGTCAAACAACTGCTCACGGATGGTGTCACTGGTATCGATCAACCGCACCGGCTTGCGGGTCAACATCCCAGCCAGCAGTCGCTCTAGGCGTTGGTAGTACGGCGGCACCACGCTGCGAGCAAGACGGTTGTCGTAGGACTCGTCTTGCTCGCGTGGCTCTTGCGGCAGGTAGCGGCGGTGCTTGCGGCGCATCTCGTAAGTTCCGCCCAGCAAGTCTTCAATCAGAATCCAATGCGCCTCTTGCGCGTACCACGTGGAGTTTGCATCCTGCACACGGGTGACCTTACGCTCTGCCGTAGGCCGGTCGTAGTAGTTGAAACCCGTGTACATGTCATATGTCAAGCTGCAGTCAGTGTAACGCTGTTGCGGGTTACCTTAATTTCAAACTCATCGCCAGGGTTGAAGCCCATCTCCTTGACGTACCCTTCACCAATGGACAGCTTGCCGTTGAACTGCACCTTGGTTTTGTAGGTCAAGGTGCGACCTGCCTTTTTAGGGCCAGCCAATGCAATGCCCTTGGCCTCGAGGAGCGCTTCGTAAAACGCGGTGAAGCAAAGCTTTTCGCCTTTGATGTAGCCGCATTCACGGACCAGCTCGGTCTTGTTAAGGTGCCCAGCTTCTTTGACTTTCGACAGTAGTTCAGCGCCGGTCAGCATGAGTGCAGTAAATAGATAGCGGATTTAATATAGCCTGATGCCAGTGCTTCGTCCAGCATTGGCGTGCAGTGGGTTGAACTCACGCCAGATGATGTAGCCAAGTGCATCGTTCATGTGGTCATAGCCTGCGTCCTTGTCAGGCTCACCTTTCTCGTTGTAGGACTGCAACTCAAGGCACTCAATCACTTTGCGGCAGCCGCTTGCTACCTGTAGCCGAACTTGGCCTTTGCCGTTTTCCAGCAAAGCTTGAACAGCAGCCACGCGATCGCGGACGGGAGGATTGCTGCGCGGCGATTGGTTTGACATGCCGTACGACTCAAGGATTTGGATGTCTGTTTGTGCAGCGTTGGTGCTGCGGTTGCCGCCACTGGCGTCAGGGTAAACATAGATGCGATGCGTCGGGTATCTGGATTTGATCGACTGCGCCAGGGCGTCAGTGTCATGCGCACCTGAGATCTCATCTATTACTAACAGGCTGCTGCCCTGCCGGATGGCAATTACGGCTGACATGTTGCCAACGTTAAAGTCAACGCCAACCCTGAGCGGCTCTTTACTGATGTCTGGCATGGTTGCCAATACATGTTTGCTGCGATCAAAGCGGTCATACACCTGGCCAGTGGTGAGGTTGACGAATTCGCCGTCTAGATACGCCTTGAGCAAGCTTGGATCGTAGTTGGCCTGCAGTCGCTCAATAAAGTCCGGTGGCAAGTGTGGGTTGTCTACGGTGCGCATCTTGATCAGATGCCGATCTGGCCGCGCTTTTGCGTCATCACTGCCAAACGTGTTCCACATCCAGCGGAAACCCTCTGGCGTGCTGGCCGCGGCAAACTGCCGGACATTGCCCGAGCGCAAACGACCAAGGATCTTGGGAAATGCCTTGTTGGCAATGCTGGGCGTCACCGTATCGATCTCGTCAGCCAACACCCAGGCAAGGTTCAAGCCGATAATCCGTGACCAGTTCTCAAACGACCGGCAAAGGATCTTGGTGTCACCCTGCGGTAGGTGCAGCGTGTATTCCGGCAGCGGACTAGCTCTGAAGGTGTACGGAATGTCATACGCCTCTAGGAAATCATCAAAGTCGTTCTGCCAGATGTCACGGATCAGTGGGCCAGTGGGTTCCATCACGGCGCCGATAAAGCCTTGATTGGCTGCGGCCAGCATTACCGCCTTGGCGCATAGCGCCCTAGTCTTGCCGGCGCCATACCCGGCAGAGATACCAAGAATCTGCGTTGCGGTGTCATCCACAAACGCAAGCTGCCCTGGGTGCAGGTCTGCGCGGATGGCGGCCAGGCGCTCGGCTAAATCCAGCTCGTTGGATTCATCTAATTGCAATGCTGATCGCAAAAGCAGATCAGCTTCAATGCAGCTCACTTGCCAACAAGGCCAAGCATTTCAGCTTGCAGGCGGACAGCGCCGATAACGGAACCAAGCTGGTTAGTTCTCATTCCGCGTTCAATTGTCATCTCTAGCGTTTGCAGTCGCTTTGCCTTTATTTCGGCCAGCGTTGACTTATCCCACGTTTGATACAACAACTGTTTGGCGCAGTCGTACCACTTATCTGCGGTCGGACGGCACACCCCCCATTTTTCAATAATGAGCTTTGGGATTGATATGCCGTTCGAGCCAGCAGCTACTATCTCGGCCAATTCAGACCAAATGCACAACAGCTCTTCGTGAGTGTAGTGGGTTTTCTCTTTGGTCTTTGACCGTGCCATGTGATCAGCGTACCTGAACTGGCATTACCAGTGTAAGACCAGGCTCAAATACTACAGGGGTAGTTGAGGTGTTGCCGCTGATAGTAGCAGTATCACCGTCGAGATGCTTAAAGGCATCAATGAGGTAATGCACGTTGAAGGCAAGCGTGGGCAGCGTGCCATCCATGGCAATGGACTCTGAGCCGCTGTTGGCTTCGGCCTCGGCGGCAATGGTGAGTCGCTTGGCTTTGGTGGTGAGCTTGACGACGCTGTTGTGGCTGTCGGCAATGACGGCTACGCGCTCAAGTGCAGCCAGCATGGCAAGGCGGCTAACGGTAGCCGTGTGCTCGTAGCTGGCGGGTACCAGCGCTTGCACGTTGGGGTAGATGCCATCCAGCAACCGCGAGACGATCATGGTGCCATCAGCAAGGGCGATAGCGGCCTGATGCTTGTCTGCGGTGATGGTGGCCGGCTGACGGATCTGCTGCAGGGTGCGAGCGGGTAACACGAGGTCGAGGTCTGCGGCATCGGTGTCGGCGGTACGCACGGCAAGTCGATGGCCGTCTGTGGCCTCAAGGCGCAAGGCACCGCTTGCGATGGTGACGTGCACGCCGGTCAGCAGCTGCTTAGACGCGTCGGTGGCAGCAGCAGGCAATACGGCCGCCAATGGCGCTGTGAGGTCCACAGCAGCGCCTGCAGCAGCATCCACCACGGGCAATGCAGGAAAATCCTCCGCAGAGGCCACGGAGAGGCTGTAGGAGCCGCCTGCAGCGGTCAGCGTGATGCGTGTACCGTCCACAGCCAGCGACAGCGCCTCAGAAGCGTCCAGACGGCCTGTGATGTCCGCCAGGAGCCGATGGGGTACCACGCAAGCGCCAGCGGTGTTTACAGCAGCGGTGATGGCGGTGCTGATGCCAAGGTCGAGGTCGTAAGCGGTGATGCGTACGGCGCCGGCATCAGCAGCGAGGAGTACGCCAGCAAGGATCGGATGGCCAGAGCGCCCGGTGCCTACAGCGCGGGATACAGCGCGGAGAGCATGGGACAGGTCGGCCTGTGAGCAGGTGAATTTCATTGTGCAGCAGCTTCGGATAAGGCGTTGATGATGGCGTCGCAATCAACTTGAAACGAACCAACGAGTTCCAACGGGATCGGCTGGCTGTCGTCCTGTGCGTTGTCGCGGATGGCATGGGCGTAAGCCAATGCCTGGGTGATGGATTCATGAAGCCGGTTGATCACCGGCGACTGCTTGGCGGGAATGCTGATCGAGTCTTGTGATGACATACGCAACGAGATGCTCAACGTGTCGGTGCGACAGATCACCACGCATGTGGGCAGCAGCACCGGACACGAGGCGATGGTAGTCGGCTGTGGTCAACCCTGCAACCCCACTGCTTAAGGAACGGTCACGGATCAGCTGCGCGCGGCTGGTGCCGAGTGATGCGGCCTGCTGATCCAAGGCGGTGAGGTCTTCGGGCTGGAAGCGGACTTTGATTTCTTGCATTGGTTCCATGGGTGAGGCGGCAGCATACGTCCAACCAGGGTTTTGGGGTTAGGACGGCGAGATTCCTTGCGGGCCAAGGCTTCTCCTAACCGTCTAACCTCCTAACCTCTAGTAGTAAGTAAGTAAAGAGGGGGTAGGGGGGGAGTACGGG